GCGATCGCCCTTGTTGTAGATGCTGAGCGTCGTCGCGCATCCCGGGCACGAGCAGATACGCCCGGCCGGAGCGGTGCGCTGGCTGTAGCCGGGCGCCGTCCAGTGCTCGATCGAGCCGCGGAGGGACAGGGCCGCCCCGGAGCTGCGCAGGCGCACGACCTCGCGGGCTCCATCGTGGGCGAGGTGCGATCCGTACCAGGCATGGTCGATCTGTGAAGCGTCCATCACAGCATCGTCCCGCCGTCCGCGGGAGCTGGTCCCTGGCCGCGGCTCTGGCGGTACTCCTCGGCGTCCATGCCGGGCGGTTCGTCGCCGGCCGCGACCTCTCCGGTGACCGGGTCCGCACCGGCCGCGGCGGCAGCCCTGCGGCGCTCGCCCTCAGCCGCCAGACGGTCGATGAGGTCCGAGGCCTGCTCCTTCGTCAGCTCCCCAGTCGTCTCGACCTTGTAGCGGCGCTCCAAGACAGCAGCGAGCTCGTCGTCTCCGACTCCCGCCTTTCCGGCCTCAGCGCCTATCTTCTTCTGCTGGGCCGGCGTTGCCGGCCCAGGCCCGGCCTTCGGCCGCGAGGCCTGCGGCGCCTGCCCGTGGTCGTCACTAGCCACCAGGCCGAGGGCGGCGAAGTAGCTGTAGCGGCGGGAGTAGGAGATCGCGCCGCCGAAGTCCTGCGGCGTCTCGCCCGCCGGGACGTAGAAGGGGTCCAGAAGCACCCACTGGCCGGATCCGTGGATGATCATGGTCGCCGCGCCTACCATGTCGCCCTGGACCAGCATGGTCTGGACGACGGCGAGGTCGAACTGCGCCAGAAGGGGCCGGTTCGACTCGACAACGGCGGAGAAGTCCGGGTAGTTGATCGTGTGCTCACCGCCGTTGCGGTGCTTCACCTTGGCCGTCTGGTCTGCCAGCGGGTTCTTCACCTGTTCGGTGAAGTTCACCAGCGACACGGCCAGCTGGTCGATGGATTCGGAGGTCTGCATCAGGGGGTCCTCTCAGTAGCGCCTGTGCACGCGGCGGTTCGCGGCGCGCAATTCCTCGCGTCGCTGCTCAGCGTCCCGCAGGGTCGTCCAGTGTTTGGCGGATGCGTCGAACTCGGCGGCGCCGGCGTCGTTGCCGGTCATGCGGTGGCGGTCGGCGGTCTCCTGGCAGAGCTGGCGGTTGCGCTCGAACGTCTCCGCGTTCCCCAGCCAGCGGTCCTTTGGGTCGCCGCGTGGATACTCTGGCTTCAGGGTCATGCGGCTCCCTCGATCCCGGGCACGTAGCCGACACCGCGCTGGAGCATCTCCGTCCACTCGCCGGCCTGGCGGTCGGTCAGGATGCGATCGCAGTGCTTCATGTGGCGCAGCTCGCCGAACTCGCGCACGTGGAGCCGCAGGACGTAGTAACCGCGCATGTGCCAGAGCTCGTGCACGCGGTCCCCGTTCTCCTGGATGACCCGGCCGACGAACTTGTTGACGGTGGTCACGGCTGGACCTCCGGCGTGAGGCCGCAGGCGGCAAGGAAGGATTCGCGGTCGAGGCGGCCGGCGCAAAGCGAGAGTGCCTCTCCGATCGCCGTCGCCAGGGAGGCCGCGGCGCGGCGCCGGTCGGCGGCCGTGAGCTCGAGCTCCCCGATGGTGGCCGCCAGCCGGCCTGCCGCGTCGACGATGCGGTGAGCGGCGCGGTAGCGGGTGCACCCGTCGAGGTCGCAGTCGTCGTCGGTACAGGCAACGCACGGGCTCGTCCAGAGGAAGGCGGGGATCATTGGCCCGCCGCCCGGAGTCCGAGGAGCGCGATCGCCGTGAGCATGCCGATGAGGCCGACGACCAGGATGATGATGCAGAAGGCGTAGAGGCGCATGTCAGGTCCTCCAGAGGCATCGCCCGGCGACGCCGCAGACGCCGACGACGGCCGCGATCGCGACGACGGTGGCGACGTGCGGGATGCCGAGGACGGCGAGGATCGTGCCGGCCAGGAGAGCGGGGACGACGGTGAGACCTGCGTAGAGCGCGAAGCTCAGCAGGACGTCGGAGAGGGCGGGCCTCATCGGGAGGCCTCCTCGAGGAAGCGCATGAGCTGGGCGCCGTAGAAGCGCCAGGTACTCGTGTACGGGAGTCGGCTCAGCTGGCCCGACTCGACGAGCTCACGGAGTTTGGTGTCCCCGATGCCGAGCAGCTCGGCCGCTTGCTCGCGGTCGTAGACGGCATTCGGGAGGATCGGAGCGCCGGTCACGGCAGCAGGGCTGCCGCCGCGCATGTGCCGGATTCCCGCCGCAGACAAGCTGAATGCTTGCTATTTTGAGCAGGATAGGACACAATGCACGGCGAGAGCCGGTTGTCTTGGCGGACGGTCGCGTTCTCACAAGTCTGGGCGCCTCGGTGTTCGCGCACCGGGCGTCCTTTCTTTTTCGCGCTCACTTTGGTCCTCCTCTACGAGCGCGGTCACTGGGGCGTCAGTGCATCAGGGGCGGACTCCCTTCTTCTGGTTTGCGATGTATTCGTCCAGGTCGTCTGCGGCGATCTTCTTCCAGCCCTCTTCCGTGGTCCGAGCCGGCAGCTTTCCGCGCTCGATCTCGCGGTGGACGGTCCGGCTTGACACTTTGAGGCCTCGCGCGACCATGATGCGGGCGGCCTCCTGAGGGCTCACCTCGGGACGTCCCTGGGCTGGGCGATCTGCTGCCATGGCCCGTATCGTACATACCCCCCACCTTTCTGTCAAGCCTTGCCAAATACCCATGAGGGGTATGGAACTTCTGAGGCTGAACAGGGGCGATTCGCTCACAGCCTGCTGCTGCGACGCGGCGGGGGGAAGGACCGATGACCGGGTCCACGTGGCGCGATCCGGACGCTATCAAGACCCCGGGACGGAAAGACGAGACGAGCCCCCGGCGCGTGCGTACCGCGCGCCGGGGGCTCTGTGGGGGGAGGACCCATTCGCCCCACCGCGCCGACCCGAAGGCCGGCACTCTTTCACTTCTTCGGGAACGCTCCCAGGCCCACTGCCCAGGGCACGCCCTTGAAGACCACGTGGTACCAGACGGTGGCCACGGTCCAGTACGTGACGAAGTAAGTGACGAACGCCTGGGCCGTCATTCCGTGCCAGGCTGACGCGAAGCCGAGCACATCGCCAGCCTTCCAGGCGGTCGCCAGGGCGAAGACCGCGGCCAGCACGAACGACAGGGCCAGTTTGACCCTGGCGGGCCAAGCCTTCTGCTTGATGAGCTGCGTCGCGAGGAAGGTGAGGAAGCCTCCCAGCAACGCGAGCACGATCAGGTTCACGAACTCGATCAGGCTCATGATGCCTCCTTCGGGTACCCTCGGGCGGGGTAGCTACCGACTCAGGCTCTCACGCACGGCAGACGGGTCTGGCTCGTCGCAGAACTCCCGGTCCATCACGTAGGTCAGCACCCGTTTCTTCGCCCCGAGCGTCAATGGACGCAGCCCCTCGACGATCGCGGAGATGGCCGCGACCTCGGGGTCGACGTCGATCTCGGCGAAGATCGCATCGCATAGCCGGTCCGCTGCTTCCTGGTCCGTCATGCCGTCCTCGGGGTCGATGCCCGCGGCCGGCGGCTCCGTCGTGGAGGGGGATGGAGCCGCCGGGGGTTCCGCGGGCTGCTCCGGGGGGAGATCCGGAGCTGCGCCGGCAGGGGTGCTCGGCGCATCTTTCAGGTTCGCGATGTTCTGCCCGAGCATGATCTCGTGGAGCGGGCGTTCGTCCTTGGACTCTTCCGCAGCCACGGCCGTTGGACGGACCCGGTAACCGCGCTCGCCGGTCTCGACGTCGAGACCTTCCTTGCGCAGGTGGCAGATGTGTCCTTGGAGACTTCCCCTCGAGTTGATGCGGGCGGATTTCATCAGGTCCTCCGGATCACACCACGCTCCTCTTCGCCCCTCGAGATGCTCCCGCAACCGCTGTTTGATGCTCGCCATTGTGTCCTCCATCTCCGCGTGACGATCCAGCTCCCGGTCCCGGGCACCGCTCTTCTGGCGCTCCTTGTACGCCCTCGCCCGGCAGCGGTTGGAGCAGTAGCGCGCTCTGCCGCTCCTGGTCTCAAAATCGTGGCCGCAGCTCTCAAGCGCGCATGTCTTCGTGCGGACCTCCGCGGATCGGCGCGTTCCCTCTCGGCGGACCTTCGCGTCCATGATCGCCTGCGTCCTGGTCAGGGGCTGATCGTGCTCATGCAGGCAGCAGTACGGCCCGTGTCCGCGCCTCAGCCTCGTGTCGCAGTCCGGGTGAGCGCAGACGCGGATCTCGCGCGGCTCGGCCGGGTACAGGACCGCTTCTCCGGCGCCCTGGGGAGAGTGGGCGACTAGCGGCGACACTTCCCCCGCCACGAGTCCTTGATCCGCTCCCACAGCCCCCGCCGCCCCGCGCATCTCGGGCACAGCCACCCGGACCCCTCCCGGTATGTCCACGAGGCGCACGACGATGCCCCGGCGACGTGGCGGCAGCGGCGGCAGACCATCACGAGTACGGGAAGGCCGGTGGCGTGGCCGCGGTGCTCGCCGGCGACGCGGACTCTCGGGAGACGCCGGCGCCAGGGGGAGCCGGTCATCATCGCACCCAGACCTTCCACCACGGGACCCGCTCAACGTGCACCGTGACGTCGGCCGTGCCCACCTTGTCGCCGTTCTCCAGGACGACGACGCGGCCGTTCTTGAAGCTCAGACCCTCATAGGACACGAGCCAGCGACGACGGCCGACCCGGATGACGTGCGATCTGAGGATAGCCATCAGCTCACCGCCGGATCGCCGCGCCACGCTGGCAGGAACGATCCGTGCTGGACGATGCGCCAGATGTAGAGGGCGAAGCGGAGGTTGTACTCGGGGTCGAGCGTCTTCGCCCAGGCGGCGTGCATGACGTGGCAGAAGGTGGACTCCCAGCCGTCCGGTCCGCGGTGCAGCTGCGTCAGTCCCCAGTCGTTCGTCGCGCTGATGTTCCGCTCGATTCCTGAACTCTCATTCATGATCAGGCATGAGAGTTGGCTGAGAGTTGCGCGCGGCCACCCTACCCACCGGGCGAGCGGCATCCAGCGCGCGCCATTCGAGCTCCCGCCCGGGTGCTTCATGCGCTCCCGCAGATGCCGGAATCGCCTTAGCCAGTCAACGCGGTTCGCCTTCCAGCCGGCCGCCGCCTTGCTCCATGTCTCGGCCGTCGCTCCCCTCTGCGGGGTCGCCGGACCGAACGGGCGATTTCCGAGGCAGAAGCAGCGCCGCGCCCGATTCCACCTGCGCCATGCCCGGAGCGCGTTCTTCCGCGTCTGGAGCGCGTGGCGGACCAATTCCGCTGGCGCCGGGGAAGGAGTCGGTGACGGGGTCGCAGACCAGCTCGGCGATGGACTCGGAGAGTTGGCTGCCTTCGCTCCGGGAGTCAGGCTGACCCCCATGAGGACGATGATCGCGGCGACGAGCGCCATGATGACCAGGATGAGGACTGTCGATCGGCGCATGCGCGCCTCCCTTGGGCCGCTTCGCTGACGGTCCAAGGCTCCCACGGTTGGCAGACGGGTCTGCGGGAGGGGAGCGCATTCAAGCGGGGGTGCTACTCTGTCGACACAGGGAAGGGGGCCCGGCAAAGGAGGGGACGTTGAGCAGCCAGGTCAGCAGGTGTCCGAAATGCGGCGGCTCGAACCCGGGAGTTTCCGCGGTCTGCGCATTCTGCGGATCGAGGATGGACGCAGTCGCAGCTCCGGCAGCTCAGCCGCAGAGCGTGCCGTCCGCGCCGCGCGCTCGGCCGGCAGCCGCGCTCGTAAACTGCCCGGCATGCGGCGGTACCGTGAGCTACCAGGCGAAGGCGTGCCCCCACTGTGGCCACAAGCTCGGCGGCAGCTCCACGGTGAAGTCCCTCACGGCCAGCGCAGTAGCGAAGCGGCAGGCGGGCCAGCCGCTCTCCGCCGGGGATAAAGTGAAGGTCGGGATCGGGGCGGCCTACGCAGTGGCGCTGACGATCCTCGGGATCATCCTGGTCCTGTTCCTGGCGCTCGTCGTGTATGCGTGCGCCAGGGCCTCCTTCTGAGCCTTCCTAGTCGGTGACCAGGGGCTCCTCTCCGGGAGCGAGCAGCTCGGCGTCCAGTGCCGCGATGAACCTGCCGACGCTGTCCTTCGCCACTCGCGCGGAGATCTCCATGATTCCTCGGCCGTCTATCCTCAGCGAGTGGACTCCCTTGAGGTCGAAGAGCCAGAGGTTGGCCGAGCGGTCTCCCGGTGGATCTCCGATCCTTTCGATCGTCCCGTGGACGAGCCGGTGTCTCGACCACTTCACGATGCTGTTGTAGCTGCGATCGTGTGAGTTCACCCAGGTCTCCGCGGCTTCAGGCGTGGACTCGCGGAACTTCCGGAGCCTGCCCCGCTTCCAGTCGCTGAGAGAGGGCTCGCGTCGGCTGTTCCAGGGGACATTCAGCAGCTTCGTCAGCGCCGCAGCGCAGAGGTCGACCGCCGTGATGGCGTTCACGGTGGCCCATCGTACGTGGGACAGCTCGATGACCCTCTCGCGCTCGCTCCGGACTGAGTCTCCGAGAGCTCCCAGGACCGCTTCGTCGAGTGCCAGCAGGTACTCGATCCCGTCAATGCAGAGCAGAGCCTCCTCGATCAATCCCACGAGCTCGGGTCTGCCGTGTCGTGCAGACCACGAGTCGAGCGAGGCGCGTCGCTCCGCCGTCCACGATAGAGAGCGGTTCCCGTCCACCGGGCGAGACTATCACCGGCGGTCCGGTCACTGCGGACTGCAGACCGCCGGCGTGCGTTTCTGAGACCTCAGGGGATCTCTGGGATCTCGGCCTCCACCGTGAGCGTGCCGCGGGCGAAACTGCGCACGTCGTCCTCGCCGTAGATCGCCATCAGCTTGTAGATCTGCTCGGAGATGGTCAGCGCAGCCGTCTCGGCGACCGTCGGCGTGAAGATCACCGTCCAGCCGGCCTCGGTACTGACTACGCTCGCGGCCTCCCAGGTCTGCTGTGACGAGCGCAGCTGTACGGTCACGCCGTCCCCGTCCAGGCTCATGGAGTGAGAGCTGTCGGCGACCAGGAAGGGCAGCCCGATCCGACCGTGGCTCACTGCGTAGCTGTCACCCTGCTCTACCGTCACAACCCCGGAGGCCGATACGGGGCTCTCGAAGGTCACGGTCAGCGGGCTCGCGTCGATTCCGTCGGTGACGGCCTTCACAGCCTGGACGAGCACCTCGAGAGCGTTCAGGGCATCCGCCTGAGCCGGCTCTCCCAGAGCCGCGATCGCCGAGGTCACCGCGCTCAGGTCGAGAGCGTCGGACAGAGCCTCGAGGATGTCCGCCTGGCTGGCCGGGTCCGCCGGCAGGTTGTCGGTCCTGGCCTTCACTGCGGCGAGCGGCAGCGTCACGGTGCTCAGATCGATCTCGGGAGTCGCCGCCGCGATCGCCGCTTCAAGCAGCGACTCGTCGGCGGGGTCACTCGGCAGGTTGTCGGTCTTGGCCTTGATGGCGGCGACGCCGCTGTTGTCCGGGGCGGCATACGAGCTCGCCGCAAGGCGCGTCGATACCGCGACGTCCAGGCGACTGAGGTCGGGCTGCGGGATGGCGGCGACCGCGGCCTCGAGGAGCGATTCGCTCGCCGGATCCGCCGGCAACCCGTCGGTCTTCGCCTTCACGGCTGAGACCGCGGCGTCCAGGTAGTCCTTGAGCAGCTTGGCGAAGCTGCCCGTCGTGCTGTGCGAGCTCGTGACCTCGTCCCAGATGGCGGCGACGATGGCCGAGATGCCGCCGACTGAGAGCTGACGACTGGTGGTCGTCCAGACGGTGCTCGCGATGTTGTTCCGCTCGGCCGTCGTGAGCGACATGGCAGCGCCCGTGGCCGCCGGCGAGGCCGGCAGGTTGTCGGTTTTGGCCTTGATGGCGGCAACACCCGCGTTGTCGGGGGCCGTCCTGTTCGCGAGATCGGCGCTCGCCTTGGCGTCGTTGGCTGCGCTGGTCGCCGCGTCGGCGTCGGCCTTGCTGGCCGGAGTCGCGGGCAGGTTGTCCGTCTTCGCCTTGATGGCGGCGACCTCTGTGTCGACGTACCCGGCGATGGCAGAGATGGTCGCGTTGTCGGGGGCCGTGTACCCGGCAGCCGCCAAGCGGGTGGCGATGTCGGCTGCGATGCTCGCGCCCGTGGGCGCGCCCAGGCGCCCATAGACGTCGTCCTTCGCGTGGTCGTATGCGCTCGTCAGTGCCATAGCCGAGCCGACCGCCGCCGGGCTGGAGGGGATGTTGTCTGTCTTCGCCTTCACCGCAGCCGTGTCACTCTTGACTGCTGCCACGTCGGTCGTCAAATCGACACTGGGCACGCCGAGCCGGGTCCGGAGGATGGCGATTTGGCCGTAGATGTCACCAGCGGTCTGCGCCGTGCCGCCCACCTTCGTGACGTTGACAGCCTGGTCGGCGGCTAGGCTGAAGCCCGCCTTGTCGGTGAGCGCCTTCGTGCCTGCGCCCCAGACGGCCGTCGCGGCGAGCGCGGCCACGTCGTCGGGCAGGCTCTCCACCAACTCGAAGGCCTCCGTCAGCCCGACGACCTTCGCCGTGGTCACAGTCCCGGCGATGCGCAGGACGTAGCGCCCCACGGGGTACGTGCTGGCGTTGCTCATGTCGAGCGAGCCGCCGAACAGGCCGACCTTGCTGTTCTGCTGGGCGGGAGCGGTCAGCGCGGCCCACGACCCATCCGGCTTGAGGAGCTGCGCCTCCGGTGCTGTCGGGTTCTCTGCCGTCCCGAGGTCGTTGTGGAACTGGTGCGAGTAGTACAGCGTGCCGCGCTTGAAGAGGCTCATGCGACCATCCTCCTGCCGAGACTGTTGACCGGGCCGCGAGCCGAGTGGTTGAGCCAGAAGGGACCGGCGGCGTAGTTCTGAGCTATCTGAGCGTCACTCAGGACGAACGGGTAGACGCGGACCGACTGGAGCATGAAGGACGCGAACCAGCCGGAGTAGGTGCCGATGTTCGGCGCGGTCGTGAGGTTGAGCGTCGACTTCGACGAGATAGCTACGTTCGAGCCCGCCACGCCGTCAAGCCACGCCCGCATGTTTCCGTCGCGGTCGAACGTCGAGGCGAAGTGGTGCCAAGCGTTCGCGGTGACGCCCGGCGGGTTCCCGGTCGTGAGGCGGTCGCCCGCTGCCGACGTGCACAAGAACGTCTGAAGGTAGAACGTCTGCGGCTCGGTGGCGGTGTCGCCCACATAGATGCCGTAGCCGCCGGGGCCGTTGAAGTTGCAGCCCAGAAGCATCCCGTGATTAGCGAGCATGTGCGCGGGCAGGTAGACCCACCCGTCTAGGCTGAAATCCCCGAGACCGGGAGCAACAGCGGCCGGAAGGTTCACCGTGTCATCGCTACCGTCGAGCGTCAGGTGAGGCCCGCCGGATGCCGCGACGGGGTCTGTGAAGTAGGCCCCGGCCATCCAGCCGCGCTTCTCAATCGTCACGTCGTCGACGTAGAGGTCGAGCACGTCGCCGTTGTCGAAGTCGCCCACGGTGCGCAGGGTGAGGTCCGCATAGTTGGCGTAGGCACCGGCAGAGTATTCGCCGTAGACCCGTTGCCACGACCCCGAGAGCGTGATGGTCGGGCCGAGCATGTTCGCTCCGGATGCAGTCCCGCCAGCGGCGCGAATCACGGGGACCATTTGGATGGTGCACCCGGTAGTGCTTCCCTTCACCCATGCCGAAAAGGCGATGACGTCGCCGGGGTTCACGGTGCCGGGAAGAGTCCGCTGCGCGACGAGCCCGGCGCTCAGGGCCGAATCGCCCACGCCGCCCGTCTGCACCATGCGCTGACAGACGCCGGACACCCTACCGGCGGGTCGCGTGTAGGCCCGCGTCCCAGCGATGGCCGTGTAGTACGAGGCGTGGTCAGCCAGCCCGTCTGAGTTCGAGTCGGTCTCAAAGGACGGGTTCACGGCGAGATTGACGGCCTTGTAGACCGGCACCTTGCTCGTCGTGTCGCCCTCATAACCGGACCACTCGCGGCCGATGGCTCCTGCGAACGTGGCCGAGATGGCGAAGTAGGCCACGCCGGGCGTGTTGCTGCCGAACGGGTCGCTGGGACCATCGGCGTAGGTATCAGCGCCGAGACAGGACACGCCATCGGGGAGGCTGACGTACCACAACTGAAGCCCGGTACATGAGGCGTCCCCGTGCACGACCAGCCAGAGCGGGCTAGTCGACGTCGGGGTGTACGGAGAGGCGAGCGTGAGGTCGACTGCGGTCGTCGCCATGTTGTCGGCGATGGCGACCTCGTTGGTCGTCGCAAGCAGAGCGCCGGGAGCGCCCGCGCTGTCGGCGTAGATGAGCCCCTTGACGTGGCAGGCAGCGTGGCCGGTCCCCGTGTTCCGCAGGTACGCGGTGAGCTTCGTGATGGGCGCGACCAGCTGCACAGGGAACTGTGAGCCGCGCTTCTTGTTCGCGAGGTCGGTGACCGTTGTAGTCGGGTTGTTGTCCGGGTTCCCGATGACGAGGCCGCCGAAGCCGACCAGAGTAGCGTCGTTGCCGTTGCCGCTCGTGTCCTTCGCGATCACGGTGAGCGGTGAGTTGATGCCCGGCAGGCCGCCGCCGTTGCAGCGCGCCGCGTGGAACTCGAAGGTCGCTCCTGGCGTGACTCCAGGCTGCATCAGGCGCCCACTCGCACGACGCGGTAGAGCAGGCTCACCGGCCGGCTGCGCTCGTAGACGCCGCCGCCGTTGGCCTCGTCGCCGTTGCCGTTCTGCGGGATGGTGTTGCAGCCGATCGTGAGGACCGACCCGACATGCACTCCCGGAGCGCGCGCGGTCTCGATGTGATCGCACCGCTCCCAGCTCGTGTAGCTCTTTCCCGGGTAGAGGCGCCAGAACGTGAGATCACCGGGGAGCAGGTCGTGGAAATCGTGCACGTAGGCGAGCCCGTGCCGGCCGCGGTCGACGTCGGCGAGCAGCGCGCTGCAGCTGGCGTAGTACGCGCCGGCCCGGAAGAGCGAGCTGCCGGCGTGGGCGTAGGCGGCGCTCGCGCCCATCATGCACCACGGTCCCCAGTCGCGGCTCCCGTCGACGTGCCGGCCATACCACCAGTCGGTCGCGAAGCAGTCGTTGTGGCCGGTGCGCTCGCGGTCGCCGAGGTGGCTGTGTAGGTAGGCGACAGCGCCGGCGCGGAGCTTGTCGCCGGCGGCTGCGGCCGCGCGCTCGTGCGCGCGCTTGACCATGGCTGCGGTCGGCTTGCGGGCGCCGGTCAGGTAGTCGTACAAGAGGCCGCCGCCGCCGTGCGTGACGTCCTGGTAGCCAAGGTGCCACTTGGCCCGGTAGCAAGCGTCCGCCGTGGCCTTCCCGAACTGCCCGTGAGTGTGGTCCTTGCCGAGCCAGCCGCGCTTGATCAGCGCGGCCTGCATCAGGGCGACGTCCGGGCCCTGCATGTATGGGGTCGTGAGGGTGAGCAGGCGCATGACCTCCCCTTTCACTTCGGCCACGTGTTGCCGGACGAGCTCGCGATGTACCCGGACGGGAACTGCTTGGGAGCTCCGGTCACGGTGCAGGCGGAGAGGTCAAGCCCGGTGCAGCCGGTCATGTAGCCCCAGGTCGTCGACGGGTAGCCGCCGCCGTTGACGATGCGGTCCGCCATGGTGAGGCCGCCCTTGATGTTCTGGAAGAACGCGAGCTCGTAGGCGGGCGTGACGCCGGCCGGGATGGAGGTGCCGTCCCAGGTGTTGCCGCTGAAGGTCCAGTTGACGGGCTGCGAGTCGCGGCCCTGCAGGTTCAAGATGCCGTCGCGCCCGGCGCCGACCGTGTTGTTCCGCACGGTCATGTTCCGGGTCCCGTTGATCTCAAAGGTCTTGGCGTACTGGTAGGTGGTGCCGACGCCGGCGCCGGCGATGACGTTGCCGGAGACCGTGCAGTAGCCGGAGAGGTCGCCCACGTTGGAGTCGTAGGAGACGGCCTCGCCGGCCGAGGCGGCGAAGGTGCAGTTGGTGAGGTTGACGCGCAGGTAGCCCTGGCCGCCGACGCCGTTCTCGATCGAGCGCCCGTTGACCTCGAAGCCCATGCGCGGCTGGTACTTGAAGGCGCAGTGATCGAAGGTGATGTCGTGGACGCGGCCGCCCCCGAGGTCGACGATCTTGACGCCGTTCCCGGTGTTCGTGTTGGTGCCGATGATGCAGTTCTTGAAGGTAATGTTGTAGAGCGGGCCCTGCGCCTCGAGGAAGACGAGCGCGCCCCAGTCGCCGGAGCCGTAGCCGGAGCCCTCGAAATCGACGCCGTTGTAGACCAGGTCATGGCCGGAAGTCAGGTGGAGCGCGCTGGACTTGGTGAAGACGGTGCCCGTGGCAGGTCCGGCCGCAACGGCCGTGCTGGTCGGCGTGGGCGTCGGCGTCACCGTGGGCGTGGCGGACGTGCTCGGCGACGCAGTCGCGGTCACCGTGACGGTCGGACCCGGCAGCGGGGTCGCCGTGACGGTCACCGTGGGCACCGGCTGCGGCGTGTAGGGCACGACCGCGTACCCGCCGGCGGCGTCGACCGTGGCGATGTACTGTCCGGAGGCGACGTCCACGCCGCTCGGGAGCTGCCCCGTGATGGCGGTCTCGCCGCAGCCGGCGAGCAGGAGCGCGAGCGCGGCGATGAGGATGATGGGCGTGAGTCTGCGCACGGTCTCTACCTCCCGACGATGGCGAACTGGATGATGCCGACGAGCAGGCCGATGAAGGCGACGATGAAGGCCGAGACAGCGATCCACGTGACTCGCGACAGGGTGGCCATGGCGCGCTCGAGCGAAGACACACGGTCGTCCAGGCCGATGATCCCGTGCTCGGTTGAGCCGAAGACGGCGGTGTTCAGGTGGCCCGTACTCGTCACGTGCGGCTCACAGCTGTTCTGCCGGTACTTGGCCATGGCCTCGGAGACGCCCTTGTTCACCGACTTCTCGATGGTGAGGAGGAACAGCTCGTACTCGGTGTCGTTCATCGACGGGAACGGGTTGCGCCTCCGGTCGCCAACGATGCCCGTGGTGTCATTAGCCATCCTCGCCTCCTCACAATCTGACGGTGTGGCCCTGGGCGGCATGGGCGGCGAGCCACCTGTCCAGCCGCCAGGGCTCGATATCGAACGAGAGTTCGGACTCCCAGTCGAGAGGACGGGGACGTACCGTCGTGATCCGCATGCGCTTCGTCGCTCCCTTGGCGCCGACCAGCGTGACCCGCTCGCCGGGACGCACCAGGAGCGCGTCGCCGAAGCCGGGGATCACGCCGCGGACCGTCACGGTGTTGGACTGCGTCAGCTTCTTGCGGTCACGCAGGTAGCGTTTTCCGTAGAGGCGCGCGCCCCGCAGCGTCTTCACGGAGTCCGGAGCCGAGATCGTGGTCGAACGGACCTGTCCGCGGAGCACCGGGGCGTTCCCCTTCACCAGGACTTCCCGGGGCTTGCCGAGCCGGTTGGTGAACTGCACGAGGACGCGACTCCGCGTCTGGTCGACGTCGTCGGAGAGTCCGAACGTCACGCGCGGGTCGGTGATGTCGAGGCGCCTCACCCTGCCGGCGTCGTGGCCCTGGAAGGTGATCTCGTCGTCTGACCAGGCGAAGTAGTCGCGTCCCAGCATGGCGTTGGCTTCCTCGAGGGCGTCGCGCTCCGTCTTCGGCAGCTCCTTGAAGTAGAGCTGGTCCACGGCGAGCGTCCCCTTCAGGCCCTTCGCCTTGAACTTGGGCGCGATGATGTCCTTGATGGCGTCGGTGACGTAGATGACGGCCTTGCCGGAGCGGTAGTGCACGGGCGCCTTGCCGAAGACGCGCGCCTTCTTGACGATGACCCCGTGCGGCGGCGGGCTCTGGATGCCGATCTGGTCCCAATACCTGCGCGTCTTGGCGGGGATGCTCGTGATCGGCTGCTCGGCGAACGTCCCGAGGGCCTCGATGCGCCCGACGATGCAGCGCACCTCCTCGTCCTTGTCGAAGTACAGCGAGAGCGGCGGCACGTGGTGCCAGTCGTGAGGGTCGTCCTCAGCTCCGAAGCGGCGGATGACCTGCCGGTAGACGCAGCAGCGGTTTTTGCCGTCGAGGGTCCGGCGTCCGTAGACGCTGAACTGCAGCCAGCTCTCGCCCCAAGCCCACCAGCCGCCCATGCGCAGCTCGAGCTCGAGCAGCCGGATGCAGTCAGTCGTGTTGACCCCGTCGTATAGCTGCCAGTAGATGCGGCCGGCGCTCCCGGGGTGCGAGCTCGGGTTCGCGAACGACCCCTCAGGCGTCTCCGTGGACGAATACTTGCCGCCCCACTGGCTGAACAGGTAGATGCCGCGGGCGTCGCGGCCGATGTCGTAGTCGGCCATCAGTCCGGCCCGCCCGCATCCCCGCCGGTACCCGGAGGCTGGTCGAGAGACCAGTGCTCGAGGTCGCTATCGACGTAGTCGCAGCGGAAGGTCCCGCGGTTCTCGAGATCGCAGATCGTGCCCTTGAACGTCAGGGTCGTGCCCATGCCGTCTTCCTCGAGGTCGCGCGTGCGGCCTTCGAGCCGGCCGCCGAAGAGGCGCTGGCCCTTGTAGGTGCAGACCAGGCGCTTGAGGATGGCAGCCGGCAGCGCCTTCGCGCTGCGAAACTGCGTGACTGTCGCGGTCTCCGGCCCGCCGGCTGTCGTCAGCTCGAACTCCAGATCTGACAGCAGCTCGCGGCGGACTTCCTTGCCGCCGAGCTTGAGACTGAAGCGGCGGATCTGCGGGCGCACGTTCGCGCCGCCGTAGAAGGCCGTCAGATCCTCGGCGACGCTGTAGTCCTCGCCCAGTGTGATGTCCTCCGCGAAGAGCGCCGGACGGTGGTAGGCCATCGGCGCGACCAGACGCAGCATGGGGGCCGCGAGGTAGGACTCATCGTCGAGGACGGCGCTGATTGTGAGCGGCGCCTGGACGGCGCATGAGAGGCCCTCGTCGTCGAGGACGATGCGGAGCGCCGCGGTGATGCGGACGTGCGCGTCGACGGTGCAGGAGAGCCCCGTGGACGTGGTCTGCGCCACGGTGCCCATGCCGGCCCCGATGAGGCTGCCCTGGGCTCCCAGCCCTCGGGTGACGAGAGAGGGCTGGGCCATCAGGTCAGCTGCTCCCGGCGGTTGATGCCGGCGCCGCGGTAGGCCTGCGACATGTCGGTGCCTTCCCAGAGGTTGCAGCTCATCAGCGCGGTCTCCGAGTCGTCGTCGTAGAGGGTCATCTGCCCGGTCGCCGGGTCGGTCTCGAGGCGGTTGAACAGCACCTTGCGGATGCGGTCGAGCGCGTCGGCGGCGTCACTCCAGACGACGTCCTTGATGGCGACCGAGCTGATGGAGTAGGAGACCACGAGGTCGCAGACCTGTCCGTCGGTGAGCGCCGGCAGGAGGATGGAAGCTTTGTAGAGCCCGGTGGAGATATGCGACACGGTCACCGTCGCCGCGTCCGCGGCGCCGGCCACGTACAGCTCCCCGGTCGGCAGCGCGTCGGCGTCGACGGCCGCCCGAGTCGAAGGATTCTCGACGACGAAGAGCTTGGTGATCGTCATGCCCGCCGCGATGCTCATGGTTCGCCGTCCCCGGAGATGTCAGGCGAGCCGAACGAGATCACGAGCGCGCCCACGGGGAAGCGGACATGCGGAGTGGTTTCGTCGATATCGAGCGGTGCGTCGAGCTCCTCGTAGGCGATCCGGTAGGTCTTGGCGGAGCTCGAGTAGAACTCGACGGCGACGGCGGACGTCTCGGGAGTGCCGGCCTCCGGGTCGCCGAAGTCGGCGACCACGTTCGCGGTCAGCTTCCCCGCGCCGTCGTGGGTGAAGGCTGCAGCGGCCATGGCCAGCGGTCCGACGTAGCCGGTGTAGGCGACCGGGGTCCCCAGAGTGTCGTCGTCGGGTTCGTCCGACGTGAGCTCCACGTAGATAGTCGGGTAGGTGCTCAGGTGGTCCTCGGCGTGCCGAGCGGCTTCTGCGGGATCGAGCGGCATGCGCTGGCCTCCTTCCTTCAGGGCAGGCAGTTGAGCGTCACGGAGACGTCCATGATGTAGGCCGAATCGGCGTCCTCGTCATAGACGAAGGTCGGCCCGGTGGGATTCTTGAAGACGCGCCATTTCTCGACGGAGGCGGCGCCCCGATAGGCGATCTGGAGCGAGTTCGAGTTCTTCTTGACCTCAGCCTTCAGAGCGCGCTTCTGCCGCTGCAGGTCCTCTCCCGGGGTCCTCCCGCCCGACTCGAGACCCTGGAGGAAGCCGTCGATCTTGAGCTCCTGGTATCCAGAGAGGAAGTCGGTGGTCTGCGCCGGCTCGGCCGCCAATGGATTGGCGCTCGTCCCGACGCTGCGGTTCGGAGGCGACTCCGTGATCCGGTAGGCCTCGAACTCGAAGCTGCCAAGGCGGACGGTCGTGTAGTCCTCAGCCACTGGACGACCTCGCTTCGCGCGAGTACCTGGTCTTCCGTGCCAGCCGCTGCTCGATCTTGTCGCCCATCTGGCGCACGCTGCGCGCGTCGGTGCCGATGAGCTTCTCGATGGCGATCGGGACCGTGATGTAGTACGTGTCTCCGCCGCCCGAACCGCGGGGCTTGCCACCGGCTCGCGGCGTCACATCCACGTCCTCTTGTCCGCTTGGGTTGTCGCCGACCAGCAGGAGCAGGGGACCGTTCGTCCTGAAGTGGGCGCCGTGCGCGGCTTTGCGCTTGGGGAGCTTCTGCGTCGGCACATACGGGACCGGTGCGTTGTCGGCGTTCGGCAGGGGATGGAGCGTGGCGGCGTACTTGAGGAACTCCTTGTTGGACATCGGCTGCGTGACCGCGCCGGCGGCCTTGGCGGCATCGTCGAGGATGGATTGCGCCAGCGACTTCTGCGAGGCCGTGCTGTCCTTCACGGCCGCAGTGTTCTCCTTGGTCGCCGCGGTGCTCTTATCGGTTGCGTCTGTCTGCGCGTGGGACGACGAGATGAGCGGGTCATACCGGGACTTTGCGTCCTCCCAGTTCAACGTCGAGCCGTGAGGTGCCACGAGCACGACCGCGCCGCCCTTGCCGCCCGCGGGATGGAACGTAGCTCCCTGTTCCTGATACGTCTTGACTTTGGCAGCACCCGTGCCGTCTCCGATGGCCCAATCGCCGACGAGCTTCTGCACGAGTACCGCCGCGGCTCCCGCAACGGCCAGCGTCCCGATGATTCCGGCCACGGCACCCGCCATCGCCGCCACGCCGCCGCCAGCAACGGCGCTACCTGCGCCCATGCCCGCGGTGCCGGTCCCGATGGCTCCGGCTGCCATCGTCGCTCCTCCTCCGGCAAGCGCCTCCGCTCCGCCTCCGAGCGCCGCGGCCCCGTTCTCTCCGCGAGCGATCGTGTTCTCCTCTATCGCCGCGGTCTGCTCACCGAGCGCGGCCGTCTCTGCTTCGGTCGCCGTGGTCTCCGCGGCCAGTTTCGGGATCAGCCTGCCGAAGGTATCGCCCCAGGCGCTCCTGAGCGCGTTGTTGATCTTCACCACGGCGACGAATCCGCCGAGAGCCAGCGTCACGAACGGGATCGCCTTCGCGAGCGGGCCCATCTTGTCGAGCGTGTCGCTCAGGAAGTTGATGAGCGGATCGATGGCCGGCAGGACCTCTTGAGCGATCGTCTGCTCGAGTCCCATCATGGCGATCTTGAGCTCGGCGTCAGCCTTGACTGCGTCGGCGTACTTCTTCTCCTGCTCGTCGCTCCAGATCAGCCCAGCGTCCTTGAGCTTCTGATCGGTCTCCATCATCGAATCCGCGGACGCCGAGTACCAGGCGCTCATCTGAATCGAGCCACGGCCCAGGAGATCGGTAGCGATGCGACTCCGTTCAGCGCCTGCGGCCATGCCGGCCAGGGCGTTGCGGGTGGCGTCGATCGCCTCGGTGTCGTTCATGCTCTTCAGCTTGTCGACGGAGATCCCGAGGTCCTCGAAGTCCTTGGCCGCGCTGGCGTTGCCGCTGCGCGCCCCATCGATCGCCATCATCAGCTTCTTCGTGCCCATGGTGGCGGCCGTGGTCTCGACGCCGTACCGCTTCCACTCGCCGACGAGCTTCGATGCCGTCTGAGCGTTCGCGCCTGTCGATCGCTCTGTCTGCCGGATCTCCGCGCCATAGGCCATGTAGTCGGCCGTGCTCTTGATGATCGCGGCGCTGAGCACGCCGAAGCCCACGGCCCCGACATTGGCGGCGTTGTTGAGCGCGCTGCCGGTACCGAGGAACTTCTTGTGATTGGCGTCGAGCTTGCGGTTGAAGTCCGAATCGTCGAGCTTCAGGTAGGCAACGAGATCGCCGACGGTCATGGAAGGAGGCATCTCAGCTCCTTCCCAGGGCGCGGCCGACGCGCGAGTGGCAGGGACGCTCGAAGAGCCCGGTTACCCGCGCGCCCAGCCAGCGCCAGGTGCGCTCGTCGAGAACTTCAGATGAGCTCACGTCGATGCCGTAGATTTCATGCATGTCGGCCTCCACGAGCCGCCACAGACTCAGGACTTCCCGCCAGGTCGGGCCTTTCGGGCCCGGGGCTTTGATTTCGTCGATCCACCGCGGGAGCCCCGAGGACGTGAGCGCGGGCTGCCGCTCCGCGTCGCGCTCGGGGCGAGCGTTTCCCCCTGGGAGTTCCAGACCATCTCGGCGACCTCGCGGCCGTACATGTGGACGTTGAAGAGGGTGCCGCTCACGAGCTCGTACTCCCGCTGGGTCGCGTAGTCGAGCAGCTGCTCTTTGGCTTCACCGAGCATCTCGTCAAACAGATGCTCCCGGTTCTCTTTCGTGATCGCCGGCGTATCGGCGTCGAGCTCGCCCTCGTGGGCCGCGACGGCCAGCTGGTGCATGCGCTGGAGCTGAAGGCCGGTGCGTGCGCTGATCGACCCGGGGAAGGTGAACGTCCTCCCCCGGATCGTCAGCTGCAGCGGCTCCTCGAGGAAATCGTCGAGGTCGCGGAACATGAGCGACCTCAGCTGTTCGGCGAGGGATGCGCGATCGGTTCCGGCGTGCCCTGTCCGGGGCAGACTACCGACACCGTAGAGAGGTCGTCATCAGCTCCGGGATCGGGCTTCCACTGCACGGTCTGGTAGCCCTGGTAGGCCTCTTCGCGAGGGCCTTCGTCGTCCATCTCGTACCAGCGCGTCTCGACGCGGCCGGCCGGACCCGTCAGGAAGCCGTACTCGCGCATGACCTCCTGACCGGGATCGTAGGCCGACGGGTCGGTCGGCAGCGTGTTGCGGATGAACTTTGCGTTGAGGGCGTACTTGAGCTTCGTGGTGACGTCGGAGCCCCACTTTCCGCTCTGATACGTGGAGTTGTCCTTCGTCGTCGGGTTGATCTCCATGTTGAAGTTGTTGAAGCTCCCGATCTCGAGCCAGTCGGGGGCCTCGTGGGTGCCGATGTTGACGTCCCACCACCACTTCTTCGCGTAGGTGGGCGATCCGGGCTCTGTTCTGGGCGTGACGGTCATGTCGTGCTCTCCTTCGCTAGTGGCGGTTGCCTGTCGGCCAGTAGACCGAGACGGAGTAGTTGCTGGACACTGAGCGCCGCTCGCGTTCGTCCTCGCCGAGCGGAGCGCCTGAGATTCGCCGGCAGTAGCCGACCCGCACCCCGGTACTCAAGACCCCGGAGAATTGCTGGAGCGCCTGGAAGATCGCGTCGTCCAGGTCATCTGCTGGCCGCGGATCCCGGCTGTCCCAGCGGCACCTGACCTGCAGCATGACGACGGAGTTCGGGACCCCCGTGTCGTCGCTCACGGGGTAGGTGGTGAGCGTGATCAGACGGCCGGGCTCGTCGGGGACTCGCGCGATCTTGATCAGCGGAAGGCTCGCCTCCGGATCGTGCGCGGAGCTCGTGCTGTAGATGCCAATCTTGAGCTCGTCCAGCAGCTCGGCGATCCCCACGGCCAGGTTCGTCTTCAGGCCGCTCATTTGAACTCCCGGCCGATCGACGTCTTCATGGTGAAGGGCGCAACGGAGCGCGACTCGTTCACCGGCTGCTCGAGGTACTTCGCCTGCTTGCCCGGCGCATGCTGGGCCGTCATGTCTTCGTGCACCAGCACGGCCAGGCCGGCGCTCGGCTGCTTGCGTCCATCCGAACGCTTGGGCGGAGAAGCGAACGAGACCGCGGCGACGCCGCGCGCCTCATCGATCGTCACTTTGCCGGACTTCTTCAGGTAGCCGGCGCCGGGCACGCCTTTCGGCGCCTCGGGAACGAGCTCATCCGCGCGCTTCAGCACGGCGTTCGCCCAGCCCTTCAGGCCCGAGATTCCGCCGCGGCGGGTCCGGGCCTTGACCTTGTCGCCCATCCATTTCACCTGAGCATCGCTCACGTGCACATCACCTTCGTCAGGACTGCCTGCCCGGGCCTCGAAGACGTGCCCAGGGAGATGACCAACCCGGTGCGCCCGCAGGCCGTGACCTCGCTCTTCGGCGGGAAGAGCGCCGCCGCGCTCGGGCTCACATAGCCGACCAGCTCGCACAGCACCTCGTCGCCGGCGTCGTTGCGCGCCAGCTGTCGCGTGAGCGACCACTTGCCCGCCACCGTCACGGCGTCGCTCAGGATCGGCTCCACGCTGCTTTCTCCGCGGTAGGTCCGCACCGTAGCCCGATCGCGCTTGAGCCTTGCCGGAAACTCCCTCACGTCATGTCCTCGTAGTCGAACCAGAGGATCGGCTCCCCGGGGCTGTTCGCGTCGGGGAGGAAACGGTCGCTGTCGATTGAGTCGGGGAGCATGCCCTGGAGCTCGATCGTGCCGATGCTTGAGCGCTTCACGGCCCGGCGCATCAGGCGCGCCTCGTTCGGGGTGAAGTACAGGCCGCCCTCGGCCGCTGTCCCGACACGCCAGCTGTAATCACCGATCGTCTCGCCTTGGAGGCCGTCGGGGTTCTCATACGCCCGGCGCGCGGCCTTACAGATGGTGGAGACGACAGTCCTGGGGACGCTGGGCATGCCGGCGAGGCTCTTGTTGAGCAGGTCCTCCGCGAGTCCGCAGGCGTCTTCGATCAGGATCGCGACGCGCTCCTGGTCGGCGGCCGGGACGACGTTCTCGTAGCGCAGCTGGAAGTCCTCGAAGGTGACGAAGCCGTTGCTCATTGGACTCCCTCCATGACGAGCTCCCAGGCCGGCAGACCCTGCAGGCGCCGGGCCCGCGGGCTGGTGGGACGCAGGTGCAACTCCTGGCCGGTGGCGGAGTTGCGATAGGTGATCTTGTCGTTGGCAAGGGCGGCCGCATCGATGTCGATAACGTCACCCGACCAGTCGATCTCGAGCGCCGAACGGTCCGCGCCGAGGAATGTGTGCGCGACCCGGGTGTGCACGGCCTTCCGGCGGTCCGTGCCGATGCGTCCCGGGACCAGCGAGGGACCATCTGCGTGGTCGACGACGGAGGGCCACGTGTACCAGATCTTCACGTGCCGCTCGAGCTCGAAGAAGCGCGAGAGACGGCGGTCGTAGTTGGGGATGTCCTTCAGCGGGTCGCAGTGGGCGATCATGTCGGGGATCTCCGCGGTCGGGACGATGATCAGCGGACCCCAGTTCAGGGTGTGCATGGTCAGCCAGGAGGCGCCTGTGAGACGCGCCCTGGCGGCCGCGTAGGTGACGATCTCGGCATACGGGCGCACGCGGCCGACGTAGCCGCACACCGGGGCGCCAGCGGGCACGCTTTCGAGCGCCTTCAGCATGCCGGCGAAGAGATCGCGGCAGACCAGGACGTCGTCCTGGATCACGGCGTGGTGCGTGCAGGTCGGGTCGTGCGCGAGCATCGCCCGCTTCCCTGTATCCCAGCGGCTCTGGCACTCGTCCCAGACAACCTGCACGTCGCCGCGATCGAGGCGCGCGAGAATCTCGTCCACCTGAGCGCGGCGCTTCGGGTGCGCCATCATCGCGACCGACAGCGAGAGCTGCGTCACGTCTCGGCCCTCCGGAAGACCCAGAAGCCGATCTCGCGCTCGTCGTCGGGACGATGCAGGACCTCCCAGCCCTTCGGAACGTCGGGAACGAACTCGCGGTGCAGGACGTGCGACTCGCCTTCCTCGTTGCGATTGGACGAGTGGATGCACACGAGCGGCGCCGCGCCGAAGACGAGGCGCAGGTGGCGCCGGTAGAGACGCTCCTCGGTCAGGTGGAAGATCACGTCCAGGGAGAGCGAGAGCTGGGCCTCCGGCATTTGGGGACGGCGCCATCCATCGAAGGCGATCCAGGTGCGCCGGGGGAGCTCAACGATCTCTTGGCAGAGCGCGATCGCGGCGGGGGACACGTCCAGTCCGACGTAGCGGCGGCATACGAGCCGGCGGGCGATCTCTCCGTCGCCGCAGCCCCAGTCGATCACGCGGTTGACCTCATGCTCGGCGATCAGCGCATTGACGAACGCGGCCTTGCGTTCGGCGGCCTCGCCCCGGGAGCCGGGACCAGAGCCCCGCTTTCCGGCTAGGTAGCGCTCTTCCCAGTAGTCCGAGACGCCGCTCACGACGGCTCCATCACAGAGAACTCGCAGCCCCTGCGGCGCAGGTCGAAGATGAGCTCGGGGAGCGCGTCGGCCGAGCAGTCGGGCCATGAATGGAAGACGATGACCGGATTTCCGCCGGCCGTCTCGAGCTGCGCGGGGACGCGCTCCAGGAGCCGGTCCGCAGTCATCGCCGGGTCCCAGTCCTCAGAGTCGACGTCCCAGCCGACGACGTCATAGCCCAGGCTCTCGACGATGCGGATCACCCGCTCATCCTCGAGGCCGTTGCCATAGGGGGGACGGAAGAGGCGGGTCCGCGCGCCAGTGAGGCGCTTCAGCACGTCCTCGGTCTTCGTCACAGTCAGGCGAACGCCCTCGTCGGTATGCAGGGTCGTGCTGGCGTGCCACCAGGAATGATTCGCGATCGCATGCCCGTCGCGGACGATGCGCTGCGTCAGCTCCGGATAGGCCTGGGCCCACAGTCCCTGGATGAAGAAGGTCGCCTTGACTCCGGCGAAGGCCAGGTCGTCGAGTCGACGCAGCGTGTTCCCCGGCCGGCATGGCTTGTCGGGATGCTCGGTGTCGAAGGTCAGCGAGATTCTCATGAGATCACCGCGCCTTCCCAGTCGAAATCGAGAGCCGAGGCGTCCTCGCCGATGAAGCGGCGCGCGATCGTGGTGGAATGGCCGACGAGAGACCCGCCGGCGCGATGGTCGACCAGCGACGGCCAGGGGTGCCAGACGTTCCAGCGCAGGACGTCTCGGCAGTAGCGGCCGATGCGCTCATCATCCGCGCCCTCAGCGTGCTCGCACCAGCGCAGCATGTCGTCGACGACCTCCGTGGGGAGGACGAGCGCGATCCCCCACCGGATGGAGCCGATCACGATCCAGGAGGCGCCCACATGGTCGGCCCGCGCGGTCAGCTCGTCGACCTTCCGGACGCCGCGGGCGCCCTCGTGCGGCGTCCCGACGTACAGGCAGCAGAACTGCGCCGGCGTCTTCTCGAGGCCATCCTCGAGGCCGGCGATCAGGTCACGACAGACGAGGGCGTCGTCCTGGAGCACCAGATGGTGCGTGGCCTTCGGATCGTGGCACTGCCAGGCGCGAGAGCAGGTGTCCCAGAGCCCGTCACCGCGGTCCCAGGCGACGCAGTCGCTCGGGATCCCAGTGTGGCCCTGGAGATGCTTCACCCAGTCGGCGCGCGACGGATGCGCCATGATCGAGGCGCTCAGCTTCACAGGGGCTTCCTCCGGAGTCGGCGTTGATTGGCCCAGTGGTGCACGGCATAGGACTCGGGGAAGTCCTCGCCGGCACGGTCGAGCTCGTTGCAGGCATAGGGGTAAAAGAACTCCTGCGGGAGGACGGTCAGCTGCCCCGCGCAGGCTCGGTTCTCATAGCAGGTGGTCAGGTAGTGGGGACCGCTGATCTTGCTCGGACGCTGGCCGCGGCTGGGAACGACGGACGCGATCAGGCCCATCACGAGAAAGTCCATGAAGCGGTCGCCGGGCTCGCAGCCCAGGATGGCGTTGTTGACGACGCGCTGCTCGATCTCCCAGGCCGCGAAGCATCGCACCCCGTCGAGCAATTCGTCGATCGGCTTGAGACATTCGAAATCCGTGTCGACCCAGACGCCGCCGAACTGGTAGAGAAGCTCGTAGCGCAGGATGTCCGACTTCAGTTGCCCGGAGAAGTTCGGACAGAGCTCCTCGGCCCGGTCGTAGAGGTCCCGGTTGTGGAGCGAGAGCGACGCGACGTCGTCCTCGCCCCACAACCTGTACTCCCAGTCCGGATGCAGGCGGCGCCAGCCGGCGGCGAACTTCACGAACGCCGCCGGCATGGCCGGCCCGGTCCAGAACTGGTGAAGGGACCTGGGGATCAAGGCGACTCAGGAGCCGCCGGGGATGGCGAGCTTGACGGCACGCACGAGGATCGGGCTGCCGGAGCCGCTGCCGTCCTCGGGGATGAACTGGCCGTCGTCGTTCAGGTCGCCGTCGTCCTTGACCACGCCGGTGCCGATCCAGCAGTTACCGATGCAGCGGTCCGTGAGGTTCGACGGGTCGTAGTCCTTGATGGTCCGGATGGCGAAGCCTTCCGCTGAGGCGACCGCGCCCCAGGCTACGCCGTCCGGCACGGCCGGTGCGCGGCTGACGAGCGGGAACGCCGTCCGGTGGAAGGCGAAGCCCTCGTCGGGCGCGAACGAGTCGACCTGCACCACGCGGAAGCCGCCGTAGTTGAGGGCGAGGGTCGCGTCCGTCAGCGCGTCCTGCGAGGCGCCGGGCCCGGCGATGTTGCGACGGGCGAGGTCCTCGAGGATGTACTGCTCGAGCTCCGACCCGACGGCGAGCACCCGGTCACGCTTGGGCACACGGGCGTCGTTCAGCTTCCGGCGGCAGGACAGCACGCTCGAGAGAGGCTTGGTCTTGCTGAAGTTCTCGGTGAGTGCGAAGTCCGCGGCGGAGATCTCGTCCGCGATCTCGTCGTCGATGCCCTCGACGATGGCGCGCAGGATCGGGTTCATGACCTGGACGCCGAAATCGCTGATGTCCAGGGTCATGTTCTCGTCCGTGACCTTGACGCCCTTGTAGACGTCCGTGTCGAGCTTCACGTCGACGGAGGTCTCGGCGAGCTCGTCGATCGTGATCGGACCCGCCGAACGCAGCTGCCGCGTGCGCGCCGTCATGTAGGCCGGCACGCGGATCGTGATCGTGTCGTCCTTCGCGCCGGCGAAGTCGCCCACCGCGTCGCGCCAGACGAGCTGCGCGAGCACGGTCTCGCGCATGAGCACGCCGAGCGCCGTGTTGACTACCTTGGTCGCCTTAATGAATGAGTTGGCCATGTCTCCTGCTCCTAGAGCCGCGGCACAGAAGCCGCGAGTTTGCGCGGGTCGGTCTCGTCGGGCTCCTCGTTGGGAGCCGCGCCCGGACGCAGCCGCTCCTTGGGCCGTGTCGGCTTCTTCTTGGCGTCTTCCATGGCGGATTCGCCGTAGCTCTCGGGGAAGTCCTCGAGGATGCCCTTGCCGGACTCCTCGATCTCTTCCTTGGTGGACCCGGTGAGGTACTTCATGTGCTTGGCCTGGATGCCCAGCTCCGCGGCGACCTCGAACCGCGTGGCCTTGGCCTCGGCGGCGTCCGCGCGGGCCTTCTCAGTCGCAGCCGTGTCGTTCGCCTTCTGCAGCTCCGACTTGTCGGCGTCCTCGAGCTCCTTCAGCCGCTTGGCGGCGTCCGAGTTCTGTTTCGCCTGGGTCTCGTGCTTGCGCGAGAGGCCCTTCCACTTCTCGGCCTCGGCCTTCCAGTCGGGTTCGCCGCCGGCGCCGTCCTGGCCGTCGTCACCTGCGCCGTCTTTGGGGTCGGGCTCGCCGCCGGCGCCGTCCTGCTTGTCTTTGTCCTTGGGATCCACTTCTTCTCCCGTGTCGGGGGTGGTGTCAGGCCGCCGTGGCGGCGGCCCGCTCAGTGAGGGCGGACCTGAATCCGTTCAGGTCGCCCGTCTGGCTCCACATGTCGCTGTATTCGCGCGCCTGGTCCGACCAGCCGGCCGCCATGTCGTACACCGGAGTGCCGAAGCAGACGCAGTGGTCGTGAGCCTCGAAGTCGACGGTCTCTTCCTTGTAGACCGGGCCCCGGGAGATGAGCATCGCGCAGAAGGCGCACTCCTCTCCGGAGCCCTCGCGAGCCCAACCGACCGCCCTGGGGTCGGAGCGCACGTTGTCCATGATCGTGTCGCGACCCGAGTCGAGCGCGATGCGGCTCATGGATCCGCTGACCTGGACGAGCGCATTCGCCATCGCCTGCGGGTAGTCCATGCCGGCGCCGAGAGAGCGATAGGCCGCTCCCTTTGACGTCACGCGCAGCGCCGTGCGGATCTGCTCGATCGGAGGCGCGGCGGAAAGCACGACCTTCGGGAGCGCCTCCGCACCCGGCGCCTCTACCTGGCGGAAGAGCTGGTAGTAGCTGGCGGCGAGCTCGGCCGACTTCTGCGATCCCTGGTTGACCAGGTAGATCAGGCCGGCCTGCAGCATCTCGTAGCTGCTCTCGTCGTTCAGCTTCCAGCCGGGGAACAGCCGGGCGATCTCGGAGATCAGCGAGGAGCGCAGCGCCAGTTGCCGCTGACGGTGCAGGATTGTGAGCGTCGCGCCGACGGCGGTGCTCGCCATCAGCCCGTCACCCCAGAACCGAGCTGCGTCGCCTGGCGATCCAGAAGCGCGCCGAGCTGCGCCATGGAGTCGCCTTTGGCGCGGGCAGCCTTCCATCGTTGGACGTCAGCCTGCGTCACGCCGGGGACCTTTTCCCACAGCTCTTCGACCGGGATCTGCAGCATCTGGGCGAGCTTGCCGAGCGCATCAACGGTGGCCGCGTAAGCGCGAGCCTCGGTGTCCTTCCAGCGCACCTGGGCGGCCGGGTCGACGTCGACGCCCTCAATCTGGGCGGCCAGAGCGAGTGTTTGCTCCCAGGCCTCGCCGAACATTGTCTGGCGCTCCGTGATCTTGCGGCGCTCGGACTGC